GATCCACGCATTATTTTTCCCACGGATTTTGATGCTTCGCTTGTCGCTCTCGTCGTAAAAATCGTCGCACACGCCGAGCGTCTTGTAGGCGAGTCCCTTACGGAACGCGTTGAGTTTAACCACCTCCTCATTCGCTCGGTCGTCCTCATTCTCGCCTAGGTATTGAAGCGCAATGCCCGCCTTGATGCCTTGCGGTGGCTCTCCTTGTCCAATGGGGCCAAGGCCCGCCTTCTCGAGCGCCTCTTGCTTCAACTCTTGGCGGAATTTAAAAATCTCGGGACTCGTCGGACTTGCTTGCACGAGTTGGGGAGCGACGGGCCCCTTGAAACGGACAATCGTAATATCGTTTCCGAGCTCCGTCACATCGGCCGAGCCGACGGGAAGCATCCACTTCGGATGCGAAACCAAGTACTGGTTTCGGATCGTCATGTTGGTGAGGTTGTTGTACGTGCCGGTAATCCCGCTCGTGTCTTGGAAAAAACTTTGCGCGTGAAGCTCCTCGGGGACGTCGATATCAGTCAAGCGCTCAAAGGGTAAGTCCACTTGCCCGACGGCTCGGTCCTTGTGGGAGTACGGATACTTTTTATTGGAGCAAATTACATCCGGCGTGAAAACAATCCACCGGCCGTCTTGGCATCCACGCATTTTCTTGTGGTACCAGTACACGACTTCCACCATGTTGGGCTCCTCGCGGAGCTCCATCGTCTCGAAGTCGTAAATTTTGATGGGTTTCGAGGATTGGATTTGCGATCCCACCTTCGGATAAAGAAGGCGCGCTAGTTCCACCGGCATTTGCTTTATCTTAAAGGCGTACTCCACCTCCTCGATACGTTTCTTGCGCTGCAAAAGGGAGTCGAACGGCGTCTTTAGCTCATAGCCCACATCCCCGAGGCGTACCTCCTCGTCGATGTACATCGGCTTGCCGTCTGAGTCCTTGATGGGGTTGTCGTCGTCGTCGAGAAGGGGGATTTTCTCATTCTTGCTACGGGCCGCCTCAAAGTCGGGGTGCAATTCGCCCCGGTCCGCGTCCCACTCCGTCCAAAGGTACGCTTCGCCCATGAGCTTCGAGTACCGAATAATCTCTCTCTCAACGTGGTCCTCGTACCCTTGGATGTACCAATGATGATCGATGAGCCTTTGCCGCCATTTGGCCGCGAGCTTGTCTTTGTACTCGTCGTCGTTGGCCGCCATGATGGCGACCGCCGGCTTGTACTTAATGAGGCGCGCGACTTTATCGCGAGTGAGTTGACGGAGCTCGTTGAAAACGACTTTTTCGACTTTGCGCTTGTCCGTTTTCGCGCGGACTTCGTTTCTCGTCTCTTGCGATTGGTATTGCACGCCCTTAAAGAGCGCGAGGTTTCTCTCGATTTGCGAGAAACGGTCTCGGTTGACGCGGCGAAGGTACGAGAGCTCGGACGTAAGCCAACTCAATACTTCTTTTTCGTTGTACCCGTCCTCCTTGGGATCAAGCTTTAGTGTCCACGCCGGGCGATTGGGCTTTTGTTGACTGCCCCCCTCAAGCTCCGAGTCAAAGAGATCAACCGATGCCATTTAGTTTTCCTTTTTTAGGTCAAGTTGTCGAAGGTGGGCCGGCGGAGACTCTCTCGCTCCTCGTCGGTCACCGGAGGGATGGGATCAACTTTATCTGAAACGCCCGTAAAGGGGTTGATGTACGTGACTTGGTGGGTGCTCTTTTGCATCGCCTTTAACTCAATCGCGAGCCATCCGACGGCCGCTCCGAGGCCTAGTAAAAGCGCATCGGTGAATACCACCCAAAACCAAAACATCGAGTCACTTACCAAGGATCGTCCCCCCCATGATCTTCAAACCCCGCATCCCCAATATGCGGGAAGTCGTCACTGATTTTAGCACCTCTAAAGTCCGGATCGTGCTCCTCTCGATACTCCACTTCACTTTTTACGGAGTAATGCGCGGCGCTAAGGATGTACCTAAAATCATCCATGAGATGATCATTTTCTTTAGGGTACTTCCCCGATTTGTCTTTAAAAAAGTTGTCTAATTCCCAGTAAAACCAGACACAACGATCACTCATCACCATCAAATCGGCAAGGAGGATATCTTTGATGAGAGTGAGCCCGGAGTCCTTCGGATGCGACGCCTTTTGCGACGCCTCGAGCGCCTCCTCGAAGTGATCGTACATCTCGTTGTAAAACCACGTGGCCGCCTCGTCGTACCCTTGCCGCCATTCGCCGCGGCTCCACAACTCGTCACGTATCTCAAGCGCGCGCTTACCGATTTGGCGCGTACTCATCTTAGCTTGATCCGTCTCGTAGATCTCATCGAGCATGTACCACCGCTTGGTGTACGGATTGAGCGCCGCAAATAATACAGCGTGGCACGTCGCCCCCGCCGGATCCGCCCACCAATACCATTCGAGCTTTTTCCGGTCTCGCTCAAGCTCGCGCATTACGTCGGCGTGCGGCCGGATGATGCGTCGATCAAGCATCGGAAACACCTTCGCGGCGCCGCCTTTGACGAAACGCCCTTCCCATTCCCGCTCCCATACGTCCCCCTCGCCTCGGGCGTACAACTCCGTTTTTTTGCGGTGGAGGTATTTGCGCCCGATATGAGGATTTTGCCACACGGAGCCTTGGAGAAAAAACTTCTCCGGATCGCGCCGATGCTCCTCGGCCATCTTGGTGTACTCGCAATCGCGGTCCGGCGGCGTCCCAATCCAAATCACCGGCGCCTCGTACACCGCGAGGTTGGGCTCCATCGCTTGCCAAAACTGCGGCCGATGATCTTTGGACTCCTCCATCACGACGAGATGCGGCTGAATACCGCGGTACGCTTCAAAATTGTCCGAGCCGTCGCATTTGATAAAGGAGCCGTTGTTGAAACTTAAGCGAAGCTCCGAGTTGTTGATGCCCGAGCTCCCCGGCCGGAGCCACGCCCTAGGCCCGAAGGTTTGCACCCGTTGGTTGGCCCATACGATCTCCTTACTTTGTTTAAAGTACGGGGAGATGTAATACGTGTGACTCCCGGGATTGAGTTGGCACCACCGCCACAAGCAATAGAGGATGAATTCCGTTTTCCCCCACTTACGGCCGCATTGGATAAAGAGCGAGAGGAGACGACGCGTAAAGAGCGCTCGCCCCGCGATGATTTGCCCGTCGTGCGGCTCCCACGCGCCGTTAAGCGCGCGGATCGTGTCGACGTACGCGAGGACGCGGGGATCGGTGACGAGCTCCGGAGTTTGCGGCATTGATTTAGTTTACTAGATAAACCGCCACGCAAAGAATGAGGCCCACCCAAATCCACGTAAGGATCTCGTCCAAGTCCTCGATCACATCAACCTTCCCACGTCCTTGGTATCAAACTCGAACGTAATCCCGTCGCGGTTAACGAGGCGGACGGCGAGCCCGCTAAAGATGGTGCACCCACCGGGGAGTTGCATCTCATCTCGTAATTGCCATTCGAGCGCGAGCCATTCCTTGGGCCCCAAGCAAATGCCGATGGGTTTAAGGCCCAACACCAAGCAACGGTCCCGAAGCTCGACGATCTCCGAAATTATATCGACGTTAAGGGCGAGCAAAACGTCACCTCCTTGCAAAGTTGGTAATCATCGACGCCGTACGCCCACTCCTCCGGACAATACGGATCGGGCCAAAGCGGCAATCCCATCAACTCGCCGCCGAGGTAAGCGAACATTTTCGGCGAACACACGATCGTGTTCGGGTTGTCCGCAATCCATTTGAGGTACAGATTCAAGCCTTTTTTCTCCACGCAAACCACAAGGGGACTTCTTTAAACACCCACAAATGGCGCATATTGGCCACGTCCACCACATCGGCGTCTTTAGGAAAAACTTCCACGGCGTCAAAATCCCCTCGGCCCACCTCTGATTTGATTTGTTGGAGCTCCTCCCATTTTATCCCGTCACGCCACCTTCCCTTGGCCAAATCGATGGCGGCCCGGCAAATACTAAGCCGCTCGAGTCGCTCATCCTCCTTGAAAATTTGGCATAAGAAGTCGCGCGAGCGCCAAATCTCAATTAGCGGTCTCGTGCTTGCCGCGGCTTGAGCGGCAAACTGATACGCAGGGAGCGGCATCATCCGCCCGGTGTGGAGTTTGTTCTCGGCGTTGAGCGCCCTAGAATACTCGCGAAGCTCCCGCGGGCTCATCTCTCCAATGTTGCCATGCGTGAGCATTCAAAAAGGCCCCTCGTCGGCAAAAGCCTCCTTGTCGATACCGGACTTTGCGGCAACGGCCTTGTCGAGCGCGACGCAATCGTCGTCCTCGCCCCACTCGGCGAGAAACACGGCCAACCTCTCGTACGACTCAAAGACGTATTTGCCTTTGGTGTAGGGCTCTTTGAAAATGCTTTCGCCGGTGACGATAATATTTACCGTAAAGCCGTTGGATACCTTCTCAATGGAGATTTTGCGGTGACTCACGTCGGGCCTCCTTTAAAATTTTTTGGGCATCGATTTTTCGAAACGTGGCTTGAAGCGCGTCAATCTCGTTGCGCGCCAACGCTTGAATTTTCGGAAGTGTCTTTGCGCTCCATCCGGGAGACGCGCGATCAATTGAGTTGAGAAACCCGTCCAATGCCGCTTGCCGGTTTTTTTGGAAGTCCGTTAGCTCGTGCGCCTTCCCGCAGGGGCAAACGAGACGGCGGTCAATCTCCGTGACGAGCACGAGCGCCGAGATGATCGATATAAGTTGGTTGGTATCGAAGGTACTGATCGTCAACTCACTTGGTTTCGCCATGCTCACTCCCTTCGATTGGACACGCCGGTGGATCAACTTCAAAATGTTGGCGCCACAACGCAAAGGCGCAAACAAAGACGACGTAAATCAAAACCCAAATCGCGAGCGTCGACCTCACTTCGGCTTCTCCCCCGCCGGCGGGAGTCCCACGTTGGCGAGCACGTGGCTTGCGGCTTTGGCGAGCGCAAGGTTGGCGATTGTCTTTGGATCAATGCGTTTTAGGATCTCCGGGTAAAGCTCCTTAAAAAGAGCCTCCGCCGCGGCGTCGCTCACCTTCTCGATTAAGGCGATGTTGAGCCCTTCACTAAGCAAAGATTGCATCGAACTAACGTGGATCATGATCGTTAAATCCTCCCCATCGCGGGACGGCGGACGTTGCACCATCTCAACCCGCATATCAAAACGCCGGCGACGGATTGACGCCGGCGCTCCCCTTAATCACCTCGCTCATATCCACTTGGTACGTCGTTGGAGCACGAGGGATGGCACGTTTGAGTACGAGCTTGAATGCCTCGAGGAGCGCATTGCGCTCGGCTTCGAGTCGATCCACGAGCGTACCGCGGTCACGTAATTGCCCGGTCAATTGCTCGGCCCACAATTCGGCCTTCTCGCCCAACGCCTCGGTGGCTTCCAACTCCCGGCGAAGCGCATCGATTTTCTCCCGCGCGGAGCAAAGCTCCGTGCGTTGCATCGAGATGGTGCGGTCTTTGGTGTCTATCTCGTTTTGGAGCTCGTTAATCGTGAGTTGTTGCTTGGCGGTAAATTCCTCCGCCTGATCGAGCGCCAACTCAAGCGCTTGGCATTTTGCTAACGCTTGTGTCCTCGTCTTTGGTTTTGTCTCCATCCCTCTCCCCTTGTTGAATGAGCACATTATTTTGTACGTTAATCGTCACATCAAAAAACTTGTCTCGCACCACCACGTCGCGAAGCTCCTCGAGCGTCACCGGCGGTAAGTCGACGATATCCGTGGGCCGCCCCTGATCCAAGCGACGCAGTTTATCGAAGCTGGTAAGGATTTGCGACGCTTGGACGGCCTCCTCCATCGTGAGCGGCATCGTGAGGCCCGCTCTAAACTCGAATGCCTTTACGATCATCGGCACGCCCACTTGAAAAAGGCGAGCTATGTTGTGCTTCGCCTCCTCCTCGTACACCGAGGCCATGAGCTCGGTGCATTTATTCTCGCGTTGCTTTTTCCACGTGCGCTCCGGAGGTGTTTCCTTTTTGCCGTATATCCACTTGTCGATCGTTTTGGGCGAGAGCTTGGTGGCCTTCGCGATTACGGCCACTGGCTCGTAATCGAAGTAAAGCCGCTTAGCGAGCGCTTTTGTCTCGGCCGGGATACGCGGCGGCATTCATCTCAACCTTACCGGCATCCCGGTGTGGACACCGAGCGCGTTGAGCACGTAAACCAACGCCGCAAAAAAGATGATCCCCATAATCACCGTTTTTATCCACGGATGCACCGGAATGGGCGCCGATTGAATGAGGTAAATTAAAAATCCGATAAAGAGCAAAACTAGAATGAGCGAGATGATGGGCATTTAATCTCCTTTGGGTTTACGAGTCCGTTTTTTTACGATGGGTGGTGGCTCGGACAACGTGACTTGCGGGCCTTCATCATCCCAACTCGTCACGTCCTTTAATTCCGGCGGCACCATTGGTGGTGCTTGGCTAAGGTGGACGCTCAACACAAGCTCCTCCAAAGTCCGCAACGAGGACACGTCTAAGTCCTCAAGCCGAGCCCGCACGTCGGCACGCATTTTCTCTTGGATTAAATTTTCCACCTCGGCTTGGATAAAAGAATACGAGAGCTTTGGCATTCCCGGTTGGGCGTACGCCGTCTCAAGCTCGGTAAGAATACGTTGCAATTGCCATAGCTCTTTAGACGCCATGCTTCATCCCCCCCTAGTTTTCCACCCTGAAACTCCATTGTACCAATGGAGCAAAACCTAAGTCACCTTAACCTTGTGATACAAATGATCCGGCGGCAAGGCTTGCGTCGCGCGCACATGATCCTTCGGATACTCCACGTCGATTACGTACACCGGCACCCGGTGAACGTTGGCCACAACCGTCTCCTCCGGCTTCCAACCCAACGCCGAGCACGCTCCCTCGAACGTTCGCCGATCGTCGTCCTCCATCAACACCGTCGCGCGGGCCCCATCCGCTCGTTGTAAATGCGCCACCAATACCATGTATCCACTCCCCTTTTTTTTTACGACTTACGGTACACCTCCGGGCCGGCGGCCGACAACCCATCCGCCACGGCCTTTACCATTCGACAAGCTCTATAATCTCCCCTTTCAACGCCAATGCCTCCGGCGATATGGGGAGCGGCGGGCTTACCTCCTTAACCTCGGCGGCGGCTTTAGCCGGCGTCGTCGACTCCACCACCAATCCCTCCTCGTCCACTTCGGCGCCTAACTCCTCGGCCGTGTACACGGTGCCGCTTAGAGCATCCGGAAACATGGCGCGCGCCATCGCCGAGATACACCGCGCCCGGTACATCGCTGCGGGATACGTTTGCCATGGCCCCTTGCCTAGGAGGTTGGCGCGCTTTGCGTCGTCTACGTTAAAGGTAAATCGTGTCCGTTGACCGCCCGGGCGTTGCGCCTCGATGGTGCATCCCTTCTCGTTGGTTTCGATAAAGTCCACCACCGCGTGCGGCACGTTTCTGTAAATCAAGCCCAACATGAGCTCCGCGCTCATCGTCGGCTTACCGTTGATTACCGAGATGCTTGAGAAGGCGTGCATAGGAGCGAGTCCCAACTCCCGGCCTTTAAGCATGATGATTACCGCCTTCTCGGGCGTGTTGATACTCGCCGGCAAGAAACCGGATTTTACCGCCATGGCGCCAAGCTCTTTCATCGTTTGAAGCTCTTGGGCCGTTGGCATTCCATTTTCGCGGGGAGCTAACGCAATCGACGTACTCACAAAAAAGGCCTCCTTGATACAGTGTATCTATTCTGCTAAACACAAGGCGTCAACCGTCAACCGAGGGATGAGGGCGACCGCACGGATATCCCGGCGATAAGGAAAAAGTAGGCCCTTCCCTCCGGTTGGCAAATTCGATCCCACAAGGTACGTTCACGACGTTTTTACAGGAGGACCGCAACATGGGCCGTAAGCAAGCGGCGCGGGGCAAGCTCAAAGCAATCGCTCCCCACGCCAAACCCACCGACACCGATTTTATCCGAGATCGATACATCCACATGCGCGTGAGCAATCGCAAGTACCGCGAGACGTTGAAGCGCGAGGCGAAGGCCGAAGGCCGCTCGCTCTCGAATTACATCTTTTTTCTCGTTGAGCGCGCGAGAGAGCGGCTTACCGCGTGAGTCCTCCTTTTACATACGACGACGTTTTTGCGGTGTGGACGTGGCAATATTCTCGCTCTGTAAGTTTTAACGCCATGTTGCTCGATCTCATTGCCAAGGCGGATTACTCAAGGCGACACTTGCTCGCCAAAGGTTTTCCCGGCATCGTGGCCGCGTACGAGGCATGGTGCCTCTCCGGCGATTACGGGAATGATCTTTTTAGAGAGTGGAAAATCCCACTCGATGAAAAAGAATTAGAGGAGTAAAAAATGGGGCAACGTTTCTCTTACGTAAAATACGACGAGCAAGCCATGGCGCAACAAATGGAGCTTCGATTAAAATTCGAGGAGCTTGAGGGGTTGTGCGACAAACTCGAAAACGGCCGCGCGAAGTCGCTCGTTTTTACCAAGCTTGAGGAGACCTATATGTGGACGGGCAAAGCCATCCGAGACACTCAAATTGCGCGGCAAGGAAAAATCGACGAGCAAGCCGAGCGAAACAACGAGTAAGCTCCACGTGAAACAATCTTTTATCTCAAGAGAGCCGAGTTGGCTCATTACCGAGAGCGTAATCGTCGCCATCGCCCGCATTTGCCACGAGGCTAACCGCGCGTGGTGCCGGCATTGGGGAAGTGACGTACAACCCGCGTGGGAGGACTCGCCCGAATGGCAACGCACCTCCTCCATCGCCGGCGTCACCCATATTGTCCGCCGGTGGGAGGAGGGTGTGGAAGTCGAGGCCGAGGATTTACACGTCGAGTGGATGAAGCACAAATTGCGAGAGGGTTGGGCGTGGGCCCCGCAAAAAAACGCCGAGCGCAAAGAGCACAATTGCCTCGTGCCGTACTCCGAGCTCAATGCCAAGGAGCGTCTAAAGGACAAACTTTTTTTGGGGATCGTCCTTAGTTTTTTAAAGTAAAATGCTTCGCATGTGGACTTGGGGTGGGGAGGTTGTCTCTCCGCCTTTTTTTTACTCTCTCGTACTTAATTCAAGGAAACCAACATGCGACTTTTACTCTCCGCCCTAGTTTTGTGCGCGGTGAGCTTCGGGGCGGAGGCGCCCAAGTTTACCGGCCTAGTAATCCCTAAAGATTGGGCCAAGACGGCCAATTACGACAAGGCGCTCATTGGCGTGCCGCTTCCCACGGAGTTTGACCTTCGCGTTAAATTCGCGGGCCTTCTCCCCCCGGTAAAGTCACAAGGCTCTTGCGGCTCGTGTTACGCCTTCGCGCAAACGGCCGCCTTTGAAACCGCGATCGCGATTGCCGAAGGCAAGTACGTCGACTTGGCCGAGCAAGAGCTCGTCTCGTGCGATACGCAATCCTATGGGTGCAACGGAGGTTTCTTCACCGGCCTCGAGTACCAAATGAGCATGGGGCAAACCCACGAGGCCGAGTTTCCGTACACGGCGTCAAATCAGCGTTGCAAGAAAACGGTTTCTCACGACTTCAAAAGCGTGCAATGGGGATACATCGGCGAAGCGCACCGCGCGCCCACCGTCGACGAGATTAAGACGTACATTTACGCGGGCAATTCCGTGGCCGTCACCGTCAACGCGGACCGCGCCATGATGAATTACCGTGGTGGCGTCTTGGGCGCAAACGGATGCGCGCAAGGCCAACCTAACCACATGGTAAACCTCGAGGGATGGGCGGATCAAAACGGGAAAAACCCCGACGGATCCGTCAACAAGGGCCCCGGGTATTGGATCATGCGAAACTCGTGGGGCACATCCTACGGCGAGAAGGGGTACGCCCGCGTGAAGTACGGATGCAATGCCATCGGCGGCATTGCCGCGTACACCGTTTTTAAGCCATAATTAGCTCACGCACCACTTGGTTTAGTTAAAGGGCTCCGGGGGAATTGGCCTCCGGAGCTTTTTTTATTGGTGAATGGCGTCGCTTAGTTTCTCGGCCACCGCGTTGCACGCATCGGTGTACCCTCGGATATACGCTAACCGGATACGGTCCTGTATATCCGTCGAGAGCTTTGAAAACCCCTCATCCACGAGACCGTCCGAGACGTACATTCCGGGCTTCGCCCAACCTTCCCGAGAGATAAAGCGGGCTTGCCTGCGTTGATCGCAAATCCAATCCAAAAGGAGCCTTAAATAGGGCCTAAATTGAGTCAAAATACCTCCTAAAATGCCCCTTTTTACCCTTCAATACACGGTGCTTTAGCATACCCGGAGAGCCTTGCCTATGGCTCATCTTGTACAATACGTAACCCCTTGGAACGTCGTATAAATTCCATTATGGACACGCTGCATTATAATGTGATACAATGTAATACATAGGGAGGTTAAGTATGCGTCTCGTAAATAGCCTGATTTTAGCGGTTTTGATGCTCTCGGTGATGGCGTGTGGCCGAAGCGTCGCCCCCGAGTTTCAAACGTACCTTACGGACTTCGAGGCGGACGCCAAGCGCTTCGGCCGGGACGTTAATACCGACTCCATCTCGATTAGCTTCGGCGATACCGGAAGCCCGAACAACGGCGCGATTTGCCACACGGGAAGCAAAGAGATCATCGTGCAAAAAGCCTTGTGGGACGTCGACGACGACACCGAGCGGAAAATCATCGTGTACCACGAGCTTGGCCATTGCGTCCTCGGCCTCGATCACTCGACCGAGCTTGGCATCATGTACCCGAGCCGAGTCCCCGAGGTGGTTTACAAGCTCAATCCCGACTCGTTTTTAACCAAGTTTTTCGAGGTGAAGTAATGAGCATTTACGATTCAAAAGGAGAGAGGAATTCGATTAAGTCGAGTCCCGGGATGATGGAAGTTTTTAGTCCGGGCGGCCAACGTATCGGTGGCGCGTTCAAGGCGTACGATTGTTGGGTGGTTTACACGGGCAACGGTGCGACTCTGCAACAAAAGCAAACCGTTGTGACTGCCTCTAACGCTCGCGATGCCCTTCAAAATTTTTACGGTGACTTACTCGAGGTGGACGAATCATGAAAAAAATAATGCTCCTCACGATCGCGTGTCTATACACGATGGATTGCCCCGTGGGCCAAGAGTGTGTCGTTGATCCGAGCGGCCATGGCGTTTGCCAAGCGGCCGCTTACAAGCCCGCCGGCGAAAAAGTAAATTGGTGCACGTTCAACTTCGATTGCGAGGGCGGCAAGGTGTGCGTAAAGAAAAAGCTCTCGGATTACGGACGTTGCGAATGAGAGCTAAAAACGAGGTAATCGTGTTGCGCGTTTCCAAGGAGCTTAAAAAGGAACTCGTCCTTGAGGCCATCAAGGACAACCGCACCCTCTCCAACCACGTCGAGCGAATTCTCCAAGCTCGTAAGATTACGCCCGACAAAAAAACTCGTGCTTAAAAGTTGTGTTGAAGCTTTTTCGCGGCTACGGCCACCGCAATCCACTTCGCGAGAACTTGAGGGGTAAGCGCTTCCCACTTCGGGACGTCACGCCCGTCAAAGGTTTTCCAGGGGTTTGGGCCTTGCTCGTTGTAAGCGTTAAATAATTGCTCGGCCAATAATTCCACTGCCATTTTAACCCCTTAAAAAAAATTGGGCTTCGGAAGATCTATTTGACACCTTCCGAAGCCCAATCCAAAGTCCAATTGCTTACATCGAATTTGAGACCTATTCTTGCCACGACTCATTGAGTCAATCAAGCAAATAAAACTCAAATTCTTTAAGCCGAGGCATTGGTGTGGAAACTCGTAAACCCGCCACCACCGCTTTAGTTAGCGCAAGCTGTACGGTGAAAACCTGCAGGGGTTTCCACGGTCCCGAAACCGAGAGCATGGCTCAATAAAACATGCGTACCAAACCGTGGGTTAGGGGAGCGCTCCGCCAAGAGCTCGGGAGTTGGTGCCAAAGATGAGTATCCTCCGGTACCAAGAGACTCGGGAAGCGCCCCCCTCTAAGAAACTAGAAGGGAAACTGATTTGTGCCGAAGCCTAGGATAAATTCCGCCGTTGCTTTACATCTTTGCTTCCGGACAAACCCGCAAAACCCGACGGGAGTTGGCTCTCCCGGTGCCGCTAGGGACGGCATAGGGTTTCGGCTCTAATCAGCATAGCTTCGATCACGTTGTCA